CTAGGGTGTGGACACATTGTGGACACTCTGACCACCATTAGCACCCTTCAACGGGTTAAGCGAAATCGCGTCCTGCAGGTACTGAGGAGCGAAGTGCGCATAGACCATTGTCTGCGCAATTTTCGTATGACCTAAGATCCTCTGCAGTGTGATGATGTTGCCCCCGTTAATCATAAAGTGCGTCGCGAAAGAGTGTCGTAGCGCATGTGTTGCTTGTCCGGCCGGTAAATCGGGCTTAACCTCTTTGAGGGTTCGCCTGAAGTCAGCATAACTGGCCTCAGGAAACAGAAAACCTCGTGTTTTGCCGACTACGTAAGCCGCAACGTCATCAGAGATCGGGACCGTGCGCGGTGTGTTGGTTTTCGTCTTAACGAAAGACACCCGGTTATGAATCACATTCTCCGCCTTCAATCGCGCAGCTTCTCCCCATCTTGCTCCGGTACTCAAACACAAAACCGCAATTTTACGATTATCACCTGAGAGCGCAGCAAGTAAGGCGTCAATTTCCTCAAGAGTGAGATAGCCCGTTTCGGCTGTCTGCTCTTTCAGTTTTTTGAATCCCCTGAATGGATGCTCACCGTTATACAGTTCTGACTCAATCAGGGTTGTGAACATCCCACCTAGCGTGATCAGGTCGCGGTTGATGGTAGTTGGCTTAATACCTTCACCCCGACGTTGAGCACAATATTGCGTTATCAGGCTCTTGGTGATCTGGAAAGCGCACGGGTTTCCGGTCATCGTTTCGAAACGCTCAATTTTCCTAAGATACGATTGACCGTGCTCCTCATGTTTACCTTTCAGCTTCCACCATAACTCTTTCAGTTCCGACAATTGGCGTTTGTCCGTTGGTTTTGAAAGCCATTCCTTTGAGTGATGGTTATATTGAGTATGCTTTTCAAAAGCCATCGCCTCGCTTTTCTTGTCGAACTTCCGACGGATGCGTTTTCCGTTACGCCCGGTCGGTCTAATGTCCACTTCATATCGACCATCATCGAGCTTTTTAACAGACATAAAGCCTCCCGATGATGTTACTGCGTACTTCAATTTCCTGATTTAAATAGCAAAAACTCACTGTGCATTTACTGCACAAATAAGCGCCATAAATAGTTAGCCAGTTTTCTGGTCTGAGTGGGATGACGTTGTTGTCTGCTGCCCAAAGTGCGCGAGAGCCGGTGCAATCTGCCCAGCTTCAGGTGATATCGTCTCTGTCATGAACCACATGGTGTATTTTTTGAACTGAGGATGATTCAAAATCTTCATCACCGCCTGTATGCCCATATCTTTTACACCCTTCTCGTAACTCGAAAGAGAACTGTATGGAACGCCTGTTAAGTCACTGAATTCTTTCCTATTCATACGTTCTGACTCACGCATGATCGCTAGCTTTTCATTTACGGGTATCATCGTAATTAACACTCCACTATTGATAGAAAAACGATAACGGAGTAATCTTCAATTCGTTATCGCAAAACAATGGCTCCAATATGGCAATTAATAGCCATTAGGAGCAATTAAAACACTAACGAGGAATACTCACAAATGAATAGGGTCATTGATAGTGCGAGCGACGCCGTCCCATATCAGGAATTCGCGCGTCTTATTGGCAAAACTCCTGCAGCAGTCAAAGGGATGATTGAGAAGGGTAAGCTGCCTGTGGTTGAGATGACTGATCCTCAGTCAACAAGCGGCCGAGCAGGGGAATACTGGGTTTACCTGCCAGCGTGGAACAAGGGTATGAAGATGGCCTATGACAGCCGCCCGAAGGAAATTAGAGACGGTTGGCTGATGTGGCTCGGATTAGGGGAGCCAGTATGAAGAATGAACCCCGTTGCATTGCTCAACTACTGCGTAGAGAAAGCCCTAGTCAGATTAACTTCACTATCACTCACGGTCGCGGACGCAAGGGCATCATCATCCGAACCCGAAAGCAGGGCGTTTTCGAGAAACTTCGCCGCCTGGTCAAAAAGAGAGGAATGTGGTTATGACGGTAATGACACTTGATGTGATCCAGAAACAACCAACAGCGCTTCGCGGTCTGGTCTGCAAGTATCTGGCTCAGCCTCGCTGGCAGGACACTTGCGATTTTTACAATCAGATGATGGAGCGGGAGCGTCTTACGGTTTGTTTCCACGCTCAATTAAAACAGCGCCACTCTGTTATGCGCTTAGAGGAAATGACCGAAGCCGATCGGGAGCGTCTTGTTTGTGCGCTTGATGAATTAAGAAATGCATTTGCCCGGGACCGCCAACTTGGCGCGTCAAAAGCAACTTTCATAAGCCGCCTGACCGTCAGCCAAAGGCGCTCATTGTTTCTTCATGCTGGACTGACAGAGCAGGAATTTATGATGCCGCACTGGCGTTTGAATGAGGAGGACTGTTATTGGCGTGACAAACTTTTCCGCGCTCTGCGAGAGCTGTTCAGCCTTTTTGAGTACGCACCAACCATTTTAACCTCGGTAAAACCTGAGCAGTATTTACATTAATTAATCTGGATTCGACTAATTACGCGCCTTACAGCGTGGGGACTCCTATTGTCCGGAGATAGGCAAATGCAAAAGCAAAATACAGCGCAGCGGGGGACGTATTCGGCACTTCTAGCGCAGGCAGTAAGCGAGGCACAGCGCGACTTGGCGACCCGTTTCTCTTCTCAGTTTGATGGGCTTATCGCGTACATCAGTAAGTCAGAACTTAATCGCACCGAGATTATTGAGTTATTAGGCCAGGAGTCGGAAAAGTTACACAACTCAATTTTCGGTAGAGCTGGTTAACCACTGTTAACAGGAAGCAAAAATGAGCATACACATCGAGATTAATAACCAATACGTCATCACCAGTGACCGCTATCAATTCATTTTGCAGGAGAAGAAGACCGCAACATCCGGGAAGAACAAAGGCAAGGATTGGCTGGACGTTGTGGGTTACTACCCAACTATCCCTAAGCTTATCTCAGGCCTAGTATTGCATGATCTTTTGACCAGCGATCTTATTGGCTTCTCAGCTTTGGAAGCTCGAATTGACCGCCTGGGGAAGCAATGTCTGGACGCCTTTAAATAGTATGTCCATCGAATCTCGGGGGCGTATTGCCCCCTCGCCACCACCACCATTTTTGAAGGGCACCAGTGATTCATTCGTTGGTGCTTATCCTTGGAATAACGTCAAAAAAGAGGCTATTGGCCGCGACAGACCCCTTACACGTGCCGAACTCCGTCAGGTGCAAGGTGTTTTAAACCGTATTGACCGTCTGCCATTTTTCCTGCAAACGCTGTTTACATCGCGTTATAACTTCATCCGCCGTAAAAAGAGCCCTTTGGGTGGGCTGTATTTCCTTAAAAACACGTTTGAGCGCAAGCTGCTGCCGCGTCTTGAGCGTGTTAATGAGCTGTGCGGGATGAAAGAATCCGCCTCGATTGGTTTTCTGTCCGAGCGCGACCAGTATGCGCGCTTACCAGATATGAATGACAAAGAACTCAGGAAATTTGCGGCCAGAATTGCCTCTCAGCTCTGGAGCAAATACGAGGAGTTAAGCGACGCCTGGGCGGATGCTCACGGCGGGAAAGAGACGCTTTTCACCGATGAAGCTCAGTCGCACCTATACGGGCAAGTGGCCGGTGTTGCTCGCGCATTTAACATCACCCCGATGTACTGGAAAAAATACCGTAAGGGTCAGATGACGATCCGCATGGCATTTTCCGTTATTTCACGACTGATTAAAGACGAGTGGTGGGTCAACCAGCTCAAGGCGCAGCGGATGCGCTGGCGCGAGGCGCTGCTCATCGCAGCAGGTGAGGTCAATAAAGACCGTTCACCTTACGCAAGCAAAATAGCGATCCGCGATGTTCACGCGCGCCGCTTGGCTAATCTCGAATACCTCAAATCCTGCGAGCTGGAAAACAAAGTCACCGGTGAACGTATCGACCTCATCAGCAAGGTTATGGGGAGTATTTCTAACCCTGAAATACGTCGCATGGAGCTGATGAATACCATCGCCGGGATTGAGCGCTACGCGGCCAGCGCCGGTGATGTGGGGATGTTTATCACCCTGACCACACCCTCGAAATACCATCCGACCCGACAGGTCGGCAAAGGCGAAAGCAAAACTGTGCAGCTCAATCACGGCTGGAACGAAACAGCATTCACACCCAAAGACGGCCAGCGCTATCTATGCCGAATCTGGAGCCTGATGCGTACAGCTTTCAAAGATAACGATTTAGAAGTTTACGGGATGCGCGTTGTCGAACCGCACCACGACGGCACGCCACACTGGCACATGATGCTGTTTTGCAAACCCGGTCAGCGTAAAGCCATTAACGAAATTATGCGTCGTTATGCCCTCAAAGAGGACGGACACGAAAAGGGCGCGGCAAAACAGCGCTTTGAGTCACGCCATCTTAATCAGGGCGGAGCGGCGGGTTATATCGCTAAATACATTGCAAAAAATATCGACGGTTACGCACTTGACGGCCAGCTCGATCACGATACCGGCAAGCCTCTGAAAGATACGGCCGCAGCCGTCACCGCATGGGCGTCAACATGGCGTATCCCTCAGTTTAAACCGATTGGTCTCCCGACGATGGGGGCTTACCGCGAACTGCGCAAGCTGCCGCGCGGGGTGAGTATTGCCAGCGAGTTTGACGACAGGGTTGAAGCCGCGCGAGTTGCTGCAGATGAAGGGGACTTTGAGCGGTACATCATCGCGCAGGGTGGGGCAAACATGCCGCGTGATGCTCAGGCGGTCAGGGTCGCCCGTAAGGTCACGGATGAGGTCAACGAATACGAGGAAGATATCGAGAGGGTTGTCGGGATTTATGCCCCTCATCTCGGGGCTAATCGTGTCCATGTAACCCGTACAGCCGAATGGCGCATCGTTCCAAAGGTTTTGGCCGTTGAGCCTTTGACCTTAAAAAGCGGCTCTGCCGCGCCTCGGAGTCCTGTCAATAACTGTGGAAAGCTCACCGGCGGTGGCGATCCAGTTATGACTCCCACACCGTCTGAGCAAGCCGCAGCAGTGTTAAATCTGATTGAGCGCGGGGTAATCGGCTGGAATGAGCCGGACGTCGTGAAGGTGCTTAACGGGGCGTTAAAAGCTGGTGCACAGCGCAAAAATCGCCAGCAAAAAAGCAATGCCCCACTCAAAACCAGCGAACAAGCGCCATCAGCCAGGATGACGAAGCCCGAAAGGGATCGCATAGCAAAAATTCGTTTCGATTTGGCTCAGGAGGGCATCACCCCGGAACGGTGGGAACTCTATGTGCTAGCTCGTGGGGCTACGGTGATTTATGGGGATAAAAAATTCATTTATACGTCAGTGGATGATTGGAATAACAAGCTGGTACTGGACTTCTGAAATAGTTAGAATCTATGCATATTAAACATGAACATGTGGTGTTATATGGATGTGATCAAGGCACTTAAAAAATTTGAAGAAAAAAGAACACCGGATAATGGAAGAATTAGCTTAAATTATGAGAATGCAATACATTATGACATGTATTCTGTTTATATTGTTGATATTGCAGGAGAACAATATCTTTTTGACCGGTATATCGAAGGTCAAGTGCATGCAAGGAAATGGGACAGTAATGAGAATATATTTTGTATAAAATCGGTACTCAGCCCTGAAGAGCTTACATTGGATTCTTTTTCAGGGATTTATTATTATCACGCTCATGAATTGGTTTTTAATTCTCTATCGGATCTGAATTGGTATTCAGAATGGAAGTTTAGAATTAAATCTGATTTTGAGAACAAACAGTTTAGTAGAGAGAAATATCTCTATAGACAGCGTAAACAAGACATCACAGATGTAATGAATGTTTTGAGTGTAGTGGTAAGGATCTATAGAGAGCAGCAAGGCGAGAACCATTTTAGTGAATGGGTAATAATGAACGATGTTGCTGGGAAATTATGGATTTATCATGATGATAAAACAAGAATGCAAAAAGATCTTCGACTGTGTCTGGATTCTCTTGTTCAAAGTGGGAACTTAATTAAATTTGATAATGCATATAAGCCAACTGGTAAAGCCCTCACAACACTGTCAGAGATTAATAGGGATGAACTGCGCTACAAAGCTAATGCGGTCAGTCAAAAAAGAATGCTCTATGCTACTGTGCTTTCTGCCTTAGCTGCGGCTGGAAGTGCTTATGCCGCGTTTAAGGGCATGAAATGATATTCATTTAGGCAGTGAATTGAAGTTAGCATTTTTCAGTTTTACTTGAATTCATCGTTGCATGAGTTTGCATTCGTTTTTTATTCCAGTATTTGCCAGCCAGTGCCAGTGCTGGCGCGGCTCAGGGTTGCTGATGCAGCTGCATTAAAAGCGACCCGTTAAGGGTGCAGGCGAGGCGGGGATAGCACTGCGCGCTGAACAGAAGATCATGATTGTTTTAGGCCGCGATCAAAATCACTAATCTACCGCCTCGCTTTGGTTAAAATTTCATCGGCATACATTGTGCCTAACTTACGGTTGGAGGCCATAAGATGGAAAATTATCACATAACTAAAGACGGTGATAAGTGGAAATTACAGAAAGAAGGGAACACCAAGCCAAGTAAAACGGCTGACACTAAAGCAGAAATGATTAAACAGACTCAGGAGTTTATGGCTGATAAGCAGGGGTCTGTCAAAATTCACAAGGTGGACGGTAAGTTCCAAGAGGAAAGAACATATCCGAGGAAGGATGACCCAAAATCCTCAAAAGGTTAGTTGAATTAAAGCCGCCTTCTCGGCGGCTTAAAATTTAGTTCTCAAGATCATAATCTTTAAAGCGGATTACCTCAGTCCCGAGCCAGTCATTGATCTCTTTGAAACGCTCCTGCAGTGGCGTCAGCTCGTTACGCACAAACACCCGTGCCACCTTCTCGATATCGCCCATCGATCCGATATTTTCAGGCTTGCCCCCCATGAGCTGGAACGGCACGCGGTGCGCATCGAGCAGGTCAGCGGCGCTCACCTTCTTGATATTAAAAAAATCATCCTTCGTGGCGACTTCACTCAACGGTACTATCTTAATGCCATCCGGTTTCCCGTTCGGGGCGTAGAAAAACAGGTTTTTGAAATTTCCGAGTCCTTTCGAGTCGCGCATCGCGGAGCGCAGCGCCTCGACGTCGGTGCTGCTTTGCGCCGCGTCGGTGACGTACATGATGTAACCCGCGTGCGCGCCGTTCTGGTAATACTTGCGACGAAACAGCGTGGCGGATTCATTCAGCCAGGCGGAATTGAGCGCGCTCAGGTATTCCGGCATCCCGTAGAGCTCCTGATTGATATCGGGCTCAAGCAGATGGCACACCGAACCGGGGGCGAACTGATGCGGGTGCGTATAGTCCGACACGTACCAGTAAACGCCATCCTCCACGCCACGGCGTGTGTATTTGGCCGGTGAGGTTTCAAGCTTCATGAGCTGGCCGGTCACGCTCATACGCTTTTCAAGGTAGCCGTTGGCAAAAACCAGATAATCGAGCACGAGGCGGCTAAAGTCCTGACGCGACAGCAACGGGTGCGGGGTAAAGGTGCTGGTCAGAATGTTGCGTTTGACGTAAATCGGGGAGCTGTGGTGCACGGCGGCGCGCAGGCTTTTTGCCAGTCCCGAGAAGTTGACCGGCGGCTCGTACCATTTGCCGTTGTTGATGCATTCGACATAATCGAGGATGTCGCGGCGATCCAGAACGGGGGAGGGCTCGCCAAAGGTGAACGCCTCCATTTTCTGCGACGCGCTGGCGGTCATGTTGGTCTGTTTTGGCTGTTTATTTTTGCGTTTTTTCATCTTAGTTAATGTCCAGAATTGAGCTTGATTGCATACCGCTACCTGCGGAAAGCGGCTCGTTTAACAGGGCGTGCATGGTCGCCCACGCGATATCTGCGTGGCTGGCTTCCTCACTGCGGCTGGCTTCATAGGTGGCGCTGCGGCCACTGCTGGTCATGGTTTTGCGGATAGCCATAAATGACTGAGTGATGTCGGTCGCACCGGCGTCATATTCCAGACACCCGCGTCGAATGGTGTCTTTTGCTTTTAGCACCATCGCGGTTTTCATTTCCGGCGTGTAGCGGATGGCGCGTGCCGCCGGGAAGAATGAGCGCACGAGCTGGTAAACACCCTGGCCGATGCCGGTCGCATCGATGCCGATATAGTCGACGGTGTATTTTTCGGTCAGCGCCCGGATGGCCTCGGCCTGCGCGGCAAAGTCCATGCCTTTCCACTGGTGACGCTCAAGAATGCGGAACTTGCCACCGGCAACCAGCGGAGGAGCCAGCACCGCACAGCCTGCGCTGTCGCCGGTGTGTGACGGGTCATAACCAATCCAGACCGGACGCCAGTTAAACGGACGGTCGGCAAAGGGTTCGAAGTCCTCCCATTCTTCCATCGCGTCGACCATGCAGCGCTGGAGCTCCTCAAACGGGAATACTGACGCCTTATCGTCGACAAACTCGCACATAAACAGGTTTCGGAAGTCATCCGCGCTGTTTTCCTGCTTAAGCTGGTCGAGGTTAAACAGGGTGCAGCCACCGGCGAGCGCGTCCTCAATGGTGACAATCTGCCGCCACTGGCCATCACCACACAGCACGCCACTGGCGAGCGCCTGATGACTAATATCGATGTCGACACGTTCGTCGCGGTTGCTGCGGCCACGGTTAAACAGCTCGCCTGACCAGAACGGGTAAGCACCGTGCGCCAGCGTGGACGGCGTCGAAAAATAGGTGGTGCGCAGGTGTGACTGCGAGGCCATGCCCGAGGCGACTTTGCGCAGCTTCTGGAAATTGGGGATCCAGAAAATTTCGTCGACATACAGGTCGCCGTTGTGGCTTTGCGCGGTGTTGGAATTGGTCCCGAGGAAAATCAGCTCAGCGCCATTGTTGCCGATGACAATCGGGTCGCCTGACAGGTCGACGTCGACCAGACGCGCAAAGGCGATAATGTACTTACGGAACACGTAAGCCTGCGTTTTACTGGCCGATAAAAATATCTGGTTTTGCCCGGTTTTAAGGGCGCGCAGGAGCGACTCGCGTGCAAAGTAGAACGTCGCGCCAATCTGGCGGGATTTCAGGATATGACGGATGCGATGCTCTAACCCGGCTTTATGCCACCTGAGCTGATAGTCAAACGACTGGTCGAAGAAAATTTCTTCCAGCTTCTCAATTGCCTCTTCGCTGAAATAGTTTCGTTTCGGCTTTTTGCGATCCCCTTTGTTGCGGCTGGCAATATTGGGGTTTAAATCCACCTCGTTTCCGGTCTGGCCGTAGCGGTTAATGCGCGCGAGCCGCTCCATCTGGCGCGACAAAAAATCCGCGACTTTGAAGTCATGCGCGGTCAGGTCTGGCTTAGCGTAGAGCTGGATAAGCCGCGCCTCTAATGTCGATTCCACGCGGTTAATCGGCGCGGTTTCTTCCCATCCATCACGCTGTTTCCAGCTCTGCACGGTCGGGCGCTTGAGCTGCAGCATGTCGCAGATTTGCGGCACGGCGAACCCTTGCCAGTACAACAGCCGCGCCTGTCGTCGCGGGTCATTGAGCAGTGAAAGGTCAGTTGAAATGGTCATGCTTACCTCGTTTTGATGTCACGAGGCAAGGCTAAGGAAATGGCCGGGTATTATCGCTAAGCCCTTGTTGTGTAGGATTTAATCGGATCGCAAGCGGTGGCTGATACGGGTCAGAGTCGGGAAACTAAACCCGACCCGAAAACCCAACATCAGGACACCTGAACAATGGCAAAGAAAGTTTCTAAATGGTTTCGCATCGGCGTCGAGGGTGACACCTGCGATGGCCGCGTCATCAGCGGCGATGATATTCAGGATATGGCCGACACGTTCGACCCGCGCGTCTACGGCTGCCGCATTAACCTCGAACATATCCGGGGGCTGATGCCTGACAGCGCGTTTAAACGTTATGGCGATGTGACCGGGCTTAAGGCGGAGATTATCAGCGATGGCTCTGCGCTCGATGGCAAAAAGGCGCTCTTTGGCAAAATCCAGCCGCTCGATGAGCTGGTCAGCATGGTTAAGGCCGGGCAGAAGGTTTACACCTCCATGGAGATCCGCCCGAACTTTGCCAACAGTGGCAAGTGCTATCTGGTTGGCCTCGCCGTCACCGATGACCCGGCAAGCCTCGGCACCGAATACCTCGAATTCTGCAGCCGCGCCGCGCAGAACCCGCTCGCCGGTAAAAAAGACCAGCCGGACGACGTTTTTTCTGTGGCCTCACTGGCTGAGCTGGAGTTTGAGGTAGTTCCCGACACCATGCTCAACAGTCTGACCGATAAGGTGAGAGCCATTTTTGGCCGTAAGCAGGCCAGCGATGACGCCCGTTTCGCCGATGTGCATGAGGCTGTCACCACCGTCACCGAGCTGGTGCAAACCAATCTCAACGCCACCGACCAGCGCATCTCCGAGCTGGAGACAGCTTTTGCGCAGCTTAAGCAGGACGTGACCAGCAAAGTCGATGAAAACGCGCAGGCGTTTACCTCACTGAAAAGCTCCCTCGACAGCACTGAAAGCCAGTGCCAGCCGCGCCGCGAGCTTTCAAAAGGCGGTACCGGCGACGAGCTGCTGACCAACTGCTGATAACCCGCCGGGTGTGCTGCCCGGCCTGATACCTATTACCCGAACAGGAAAAACCATGCGTAAAGATACCCGTTTCAAACTTAATGCCTACCTGTCCCGCCTCGCGGAGCTGAACGGTATTTCCACCGATGACGTGGCGAAGAAATTCACCGTCGAGCCGTCGGTCACGCAAACCCTGATGACCACCCTGCAGATGTCATCCGCGTTTCTGACCAAAATCAACATCGTGCCGGTCGACGAGATGAAGGGAGAAAAAGTCGGGGTGGGTGTTAACGGCACGATTGCGAGCACTGCCGACACCGCCGGTGATGATGAGCGTAAAACCGCTGATTTCACGGCGCTGGAGTCATTCAAATACGAGTGCGACCAGATTAACTTTGACTTCCATATTCGCTACAAACAGCTCGACCTGTGGGCGCGATTCCAGGACTTCCAGACCCGTATCCGTGACGCCATCATCAAACGTCAGTCCCTCGATTTCATCATGGCCGGTTTCAACGGCATCGAGCGCGCGGAGACGTCCGACCGTAAAAAAAATCCACTGCTGCAGGACGTGGCGACCGGCTGGCTGCAGAAGTACCGCAATGAAGCGCCAGCGCGCGTGATGTCAAAAATCACCGACGAGGAAGGGGCGGTGATTTCTGAAGTGATCCGCGTGGGTAAAAACGGCGACTATGCGAACCTCGACGCGCTGGTCATGGATGCCACCGGCAACCTGATTGACGAGATTTATCAGGATGACCCGGAGCTGGTTGTCATCACCGGGCGTAAGCTGATGGCGGATAAGTATTTCCCGATCGTCAACAAAGAGCAGGAAAACACCGAGTCTCTGGCCGCTGACATCATCATCAGCCAGAAGCGTATCGGCAACCTGCCTGCCGTGCGCGTGCCTTACTTCCCGGCTAATGCCCTGATGGTGACGCGTCTCGACAACCTGTCTATCTACTTCATGGATGACGCGCACCGCCGCAGTCTCATCGAAAACCCGAAGAAAGACCGCGTCGAAAACTACGAGTCAATGAATATCGACTACGTGGTCGAGGCTTACGCCGCCGGGTGCCTGATTGAAAATATCACGCTTGGTGACTTCACCGCCCCTGCAGCGCCGGAAAGCGGAGAGTAAGCCATGACGAGTCCCGCAGCGCGTCACATGATGCGGGTCTCGGCCTCTGAAACTGCGCAGCGGGCTGCTGTCCCGCTGCGTAATGCAACTGCCTATGAGCAGATGCTCGTTAAGCTGGCCGCAGACAACCGCACGCTAAAACAAATCAGTTCAAAAGAGCGTAAAGCCGCAAAAAAACGCGAGCTGTTACCGTTCTATCTGCCGTGGGTGGCTGGCGTTCTCGAAAGCGGTAAAGGGGCGCAGGATGACATCGTCATGACGGTCATGCTGTGGCGTCTCGATGCTGACGATATCGCCGGGGCGCTGGAGATTGCCCGTTACGCCATGACCTACGGCCTCACCATGCCGTTCGGTCGCCGTCCGACGCCGTGCCTGCTGGCCGAAGAGGTCACACTCGCCGCGCAGCGCCTGCTCGCGGCAAAACAGCCGGTCGAACTGGCGAACCTGCTCGACACCATTGCGCTGACGGAGCGCGCGGATATGCCCGATATCGTGCGTGCGAAGCTGCACAAAATCACCGGCTACGTGCTGCGTGATGCGAAGCAACTGCCCGAGGCGCTGGCGCACCTGCAGCGTGCGATCCAGTTAGAAAGCACTATCGGGGTGAAAAAGGATATCGAGCAGTTAGAGCGTCAGCTCAGGCCAAAACCTGAACCCGCCCCGAAAACCCAAAAGACTAAACCGCGCACGCGCAAACCTGCCGCTAAACCGGCGGCACGGCGCGGGCGTCCACCAAAGGCGGCAAAAGCCGCAGGTTAACCGAGCGCTCCCCGAGCCGGGCGGCACGCCGTTCAATGCGGGTATTCCTTACCCTGACTGCGAACGGCGTCCACCGCCCACCTATTACCCGAGGTTGTCATGACGACGCTGATTATTGAGCCAAAACAAGAGCCGCAGGATGTGCCGGGCGTGGTGATACCGCCACCGGGCGTGAGCGAGCCGGTAATCAAAAACACCCCGTTTTTTCCTGACGTGGATCCGAAGCGCGTGCGGGAGGAAATGCGGTTAGAACAGACCGTTTCCCCCGTGCGCCTGCGCCGGGCGATTAAGACCGCCATCGCGGAGACGAATGCGGAGCTAGGCGAATGGCGCGAGCGTCAGCTCGAAGCCGGTCACGCCACGCTGGCGGATGTCCCGACCGACCAGCTCGACGGCGAGAGCGTGCGCGTTTTCCACTATTTCAACGCCGTGTGTGCCATGACGACCGCCACGCTCTATGAGCGCTTTCGCGGCGTGGATGCGACCGCCAAAGGTGACAAAAAGGCCGACAGTATCGACAGCACTATCGATGAGATGTGGCGGGATATGCGCTGGTCAGTGGCGCGTATCCAGGATAAAGCGCGCTGTATTGTGGGGCAAATCTGATGAAAGCGTATGCGCTGCAGGGCGACACCCTCGACGCGATTTGTGCCCGGTATTACGGGCGCGCCGAGGGGGTAGTCGAAACCGTCTTGGAAGCGAATCCCGGTCTGTCCGAGCTCGGCGTCATTCTGCCGCACGGCACGGCAATAGAACTGCCCGAGACCGAGAGCGCGGCCAGAACCGAAACGGTGAATCTATGGGACTGAGCATGGAAAAAATCACCACGTTTATAGCCTACTGGCTGGCCGTTGCGCTGGCGTATCTCGGGGCAATTTCACCCGAAAAGATGGCGCTTTACGTGGGCGGCGGATGCGCCATTTTTACCGCGCTGACGAACTACTGGTTTAAGCGCAAAACCTATCTCTATCTGACGTCACTCGGACTCGATAAGGGGGCTATTCGTGAAATCAATCGTTAAACGTTGCAGTGTGGCCGCAGTGCTGGCGCTGGCGGCGCTGATGCCTGACTTTCGTCTGCTTAACACCTCGCCCGGGGGGCTGGCGCTGATTGCCGACCTCGAAGGTTGTCGCCTGACGCCTTACCAGTGCAGCGCGGGAGTGTGGACGTCAGGCATCGGCCACACTGCAGGCGTCGTCCCGAAAGGGGAAATCACCGAGCGTCAGGCGGCGGCGAACCTTGTCGCGGATGTGATGAACGTCGAGAAACGTCTCGCGGTCTGTGCGCCGGTAGAAATGCCGCAGCACGTTTACGACGCGCTGGTCAGCTTCTCATTCAACGTGGGAGCCGGCGCGGCCTGCCGCTCAACGCTGGTCTCGTACATCAAGCGTCATCAATGGTGGCAGGCGTGCGACCAGCTCACCCGTTGGGTTTATGTGAATGGCAAAGTCAGCACCGGGCTGGAAAATCGCCGCGCGCGTGAGCGTGCCTACTGCCTCAGGGGGATTCAATGAAAGTGATGTTGTTTTTACTGCCCGCGCTGTTGGCGATTGTGCTCTGGCAGCGTCATGAAAACGGCAACCTGATCCGCTCCTTTGAACGGGCAAACAAGGTCGCAGGTGAACAGAAAAACGTGATCGGAATACTGAAAAATCAGCTTTCCGTTTCGCAGGGAATTGCCAGGAAAAACGAAACCGCGCAGGTCACTTTACGCGGTGAGTTAATCGCCGCCGGAGCAATGGCCGTGCGGCGTGAAGAAACCATTACAAGGCTGATAAATGAGAATGAAACGTTACGCCGCTGGTATAGCGATAAGCTGCCTGATGTTGTGCGTCGGCTGCACACCCGCGCCGGTTGCGCCTCCGCCGGTCATTGTTTACAGCGCGTGTCCGAAGGTGAGCTATTGCCCGATGCCGGAAAGCGACCCGGTCAATAATGGCGACCTGAGCGCCGATATTCGCAGGCTTGAGCACGCGCTCGCGGCATGCGCGCTGCAGATTGAAACCGTCAAAGACTGTCAGGATAAACTCGATGAAGAAAGCAATCAGCCTGCGCAAGGCGTTAACTGACGCTGTCCCGCAGCTTAAAACCAATCCCGAGATGATGCGCATTTTTGCCGATGAGGGGAATATCGATGCGCGGCTCGCGGCCTCGCTGTCCCACGAGAAAATTTACACCCTGAATGTGATCGTGTGTGACTTTGTGGGCGACCCTGACCTAATTTTCGTGCCGGTGGCCGCATGGCTCAGGGAAAACCAGCCGGATATCTGTACGCTCGATGAGGGACGCAAAAAGGGCTACGGCTTCCAGATGGATTTGAACAACGAGGATAGTGTCGATATCAGCATCAGCCTGCTGCTCACCGAGCGCACCATCATCAAGGAGGAAAACGGCGCGCTGCATGTCAGCTATGCTTCTGAGCCGCCGCTGCCGGAGCCCGTCAGCCGGCCAAAAGAGCTCTATATCAATGGCGAACTAGTGAGCAAATGGGATGAGTGAATTTAAGCCCTTTGACGACCGGCTCAATGGCCTGATTGCTGCCCTGTCACCGGCTGCACGCCGCAAGCTGGCCGGAGAAGTTGCAAAGGAGCTGCGCAAGTCGCAACAGCAACGTATCAAGCTGCAGAAAGCCCCGGACGGCTCGCCTTATCAGGCGCGAAAGCGTCAGCCGCTCAGGGCTAAAACCGGGCGGATTAAACGGGCGATGTTCCAGAAGTTACGCACAAGCCGCTACATGAAAGCCACTGGCCGTGAAAACAGCGCAGTGGTGGAATTCACCGGCAAAGTGCAGCGTATTGCACAAGTTCACCAGTACGGCCTCAAAGACCGTCCAAACGCGCATGCTCAGGAAGTGCAATACCCGAAAAGACATCTTATTGGAGTGAGCATGTCAGATAAGCATGAAATGGCGAAAATCATTATTAAACATGTTGTTAGCTGAGAAAATACTCAAAAAAATCATCCCAATGCAAAATATTTTTCTTTAATAGCAGTTTCGTTAGAGAATTAGCCCATGTTGTGTTGTCATTTCATTATCATTGAAACGATGTTTGCTTGTTATGAAGTGCACATGTCAAAAATGGTCTCTAGATTTTTGTTAACTTCATGATGTATAGTATTTTTAGATGTACTTGGTGGGTAAGGGATTTTTTGACAGGTATACAAACATTTTGGTGTTAGTGAAGGAAACTGATAAATGAAAAATTTTGATACAAGAGCATATAGTATTAATGATTTCATCCAATGGAACGAAACTGATCAGTTGGTTTTGTCACCAAAATTTCAAAGAAAAGAAGTGTGGAGTGAAAAAGCAAAATCATATTTGATTGACACTATAATTAGAGGTAAACCAATACCTAAAGTTTTTATCAGGCAGATCTTGAATGCAATGAGCCGAAAAACTGTTAGAGAAGTAGTTGATGGGCAGCAAAGGCTCAGAGCAATACTCGCTTATATGAATGATGGTTTTGTAATAAGTAAAACGCATAATAAAAAGTTCGGGGGGTTGTATTTCTCTGAGTTATCAACAGTGGATCCTGATATTCAGAATGAACTTCTGAATTATGAAATATCCGTCGACTTACTGACAAATATTTCCGATGGCGATGTTTTAGACATTTTTGCTCGTTTAAATTCATATGCAGTACCATTGAATGAACAAGAGAAAATACATGCGAGACATTTTAGCTTGTTTAAATTAATGGTTGAAGATACAGCACATGAGTTACATGATTTTTGGATCGATAATAAAATAATATCCAATTCAAAAATATTGAGAATGGAAGATGTTGCTCTCTGCTCTGAACTCTATATAGGTATGCTAGATGGTATTCAGACCAAAAAATCAGTGGCGAAGTATTATGAGAAATATGAAAAGGATGATATTGGTGAAGCTGAGTCACATGATTTGAAAGAGCAGTTCATTAATGTCATTGATATAATTTCTGAAATTTTTTCTGATAATTTAAAAAATAGCAACTTCAAAAGAATCCATGTTTTTTATTCGTTATTTTTATCCATTTATCATCTCATTTATGGTTTGAAAGATATAGACTCACCACCTCGTATTGATTTGACGAAAATAAAAAGAATAGAGAACAATCTTTCACATGTGGATGCCTTGTTTGATGATTCAACGGACATTTTCAGTGAGGAGGATGAGCAATTTATAAACGATTGCAGAAGAGCCACAACTGATAAAACTGTTAGGATTAGACGAAGCCAGTATTTAGTTGATATAATTGGTAGGTAACCCCCATGAGTCTGTCAAATTGTTTATCGACCTTACAAGATGGGTTTGCTTTTGTTAATCGTGCAATTACATTGGCGAATACAAATTTTACTAGTGCAGCTGATGAGGATGTCAAAAGCTTTATAATAGAGTCATCTTTTCTAAAAATGTTTATTTTTTGGGAGGAGTTTTTGGAGAGTAGCTTTTTATGCTACCTCAATTCGGAAACATCTTTAGCAGTGCAACTTCCTGTTATATATGTTTCTCCTAAAGATTCCGAACATGCCGGGAAGATGCTCATAGGTACTCAAAAATATGTAGACTGGGCGAATCAAGAAATCGTAAAAAAATTGGCCTCTATTTACATGGAGAATGGTACTCCATACAAAACTGCGCTGGATTCAATATCTATTGATTTGTCTGATCTAAAAAACATAAGGAATAGATCTGCTCATTGTTCTTCAACGACTGAAATAGCTTTTTTAGCCGTCCAAAGAAGAGTGTTGGCAAAGCCAAATTCAAACTTAAAAATATCTGATTTTTTGATGCACACTCATCCTGCACATACAGACAAAAATGTTTTAGAATACTATCAAGATAAACTTTCAATTGTTGCTCATAATATTTCGAATTGTGTTTGATGTTTAGGGTGAAATGGCGTGAAGTGTGATGATTTATATGCTTTTATGCTGTTTTGAGTTTCTATGTTTAATGTGGATGTATCGATATTCATAGGAATTTAATTAGTTCTGGGGGGTGTCACTAGTTAAAAGTAGTGGCAGTTGCCCCCTTTTCTTCTGGTAAGTTGTCCTATACCTCTTAGAACTATACTTCGTTGCCGCTGACCTCCCCCGGCGGCATCCTTTCCCCATGAATAATCTAAATTCTCTGCAGGAAATCGCACGCGCGATCCGCAACCTTATCCGCACCGGCATTGTGACCGACGTTGGCCTCGACGAGGGACTGTGTCGTGTCCAGACCGGCGGTATGCAAACCACCTGGTTAAACTGGCTCACCTGTCGCGCCGGTCGCTCTCGCGTGTGGTGGGCTCCCTCGGTCGGTGAGCAGGTGTTATTGCTGGCCATCGGTGGCGAGCTCGATACGGCCTTTGTGCTGCCGGGCATTTTCTCTGATGACCATCCCGCGCCGTCTGCCTCACCCGATGCGCTTCACGTTTCCTTTCCTGACGGGGCGGTTATCAAGTACGAGCCCGAAATCGGGGCGCTCACCGTGTCCGGTATCAAAACCGCCGACGTCACCGCGTCGGATTCCATTACGGCCACCGTGCCGGTGGTAATGGTGAAAGCGGAAACCCGTATCACGCTCGATACGCCCGAGGTGGTATGCACCAACAAGCTGACGACCGGCACGCTCGAAGTACAGAAGGGCGGGAAGATGACCGGCGACATCGAGCACACCGGCGGAAAACTTACCTCAAACGGCGTGCAGGTGGATGACCACGACCACGGCGGCGTAGAACGGGGCGGAAGCTGGACGGAGGGCACTAAATGACGGTGCGTTATCTGGGAATGAACAGCCAGACCGGCCTCAGTATCTCTGAGGTCGAGCATATCAGGCAAAGCATGCGTGACATTCTGATCACGCCGATAGGCTCACGCGTTATGCGCCGTGAATACGGCTCGCTCCTGTCGGCTCTGATTGACCAGCCGCAGACCCCGGCGCTGCGCCTGCAGATTATGGCCGCGTGTTATTCCGCGATCCAGAAATGGGAGCCGCGCGTCAGCCTGACGAGCATCACCTTTGAGCGGTCGGAGGATGACGGCGGGCTGTATGTCGACATCACCGGCACGCGCGCGGCTAACGGCCAGCCTTTTTCCCTCACCATTCCACTGAGTTAAACGCTATGGCAATTGTTGACCTTAACCAGCTCGCCGCGCCCGATGTCGTGGAAGTGCTGGACTATGAGACCATACTCGCAGAGCGTAAGGCGACGCTCGTCTCGCTTTATCCTGAGGAACAGCAGGAGGCCGTCGCGCGCACCCTGACGCTCGAATCAGAGCCGATTGTGAAGCTGCTGGAGGAAAACGCCTACCGGGAAGTTATCTGGCGACAGCGCGTCAACGAGGCCGCGCGTGCGGTCATGCTGGCGTATGCAGAAGATGCCGACCTTGACCAGATAGGCGGAAATTATAACGTCGAGCGCCTCGTCATCACGCCTGCAGACGACACGACGTTTCCGCCCACGCCAGCTGTGATGGAATCGGACACTGACTACCGCCTGCGCATTCAGCAGGCTTTTGAGGGGCTGAGTACCGCAGGCTCAACCGGCGCATATCAGTTTCATGGCCGCAGCGCTGACGGGCGTGTCGCGGATATTTCCGTCATCAGTCCCGAGCCTGCGTGTGTGACCGTGTCGGTGCTGTCGCGTGAAAATAACGGCTTGGCCTCTGACGAGCTGCTCGCCATCGTGCGCACTGCGCTTAACGACGAGGACGTCCGGCCGGTTGCCGACCGCGTGACCGTGCAGTCAGCAAAAGTTGTCGACTATAAAATCACCGCGTCGCTTTACCTTTACCCGGGCCCCGAAAGCGAGCCGGTGCTCAGTGCGGCAAAAGCAAAGCTGCAGGCGTATATCACCGCGCAGCACCGGCTCGGGCGTGACATCCGTAAATCTGCCATCTATGCAGCGCTTCACGTCGAGGGGGTGCAGCGCGTCGAACTGGCCGCGCCGGTGGCCGACATCGTTCTCGATGAGACTCAGGCGTCATGGTGCACCGAGTACAGCGTGACCATCGGGGGTAACGATGAATGACACCCGACTGTTGCCGGTGGGCTCGTCACCGCTTGAGGTTGCCGCCGCGCGTGCCTGCGCAGAAATCGAAAACACCCCCGTTCCCCTGCGCCGTCTCTGGAGCCCTGACGACTGCCCGGCAAACCTGCTGCCGTGGCTGGCGTGGGCGTTTTCCGTCGACCGGTGGGATGAGAGCTGGCCGGAGGACACAAAGCGGGAAGTGATCCGCGCGGCGTGGTTTATCCATGCGCACAAGGGAACGATTGGCGCAGTGCGGCGCGTGGTGGAGCCGCTCGGCTACCTGATAAACGTCTCTGAGTGGTGGGAGACAAACGACCCGCCCGGCACGTTTCGCCTCGATATTGGCGTGCTGGAGACCGGCATCACCGAGGAAATGTACTACGAAATGGAGCGGCTTATTGTCGATGCAAAGCCAGCCAGCCGCCATTTAATCGGCCTCAATATTATTCAGGATATCCCCGGTTACCTCTACACCGGCGCTCTGTCCTATGACGGCGACATCATCACGGTTTACCCCGGATAAGTGAGAGCACAATGACAGTGAAATACAAAACGGTCATCACCAAAGCCGGTGCAATCAAACTGGCTGCAGCGACCCTCCCGAACGGGAAAAAGGTGAACCTGACGGCGATGGCCGTGGGTGACGGTAGCGGCACGCTGCCGGTGCCTGACCCGAACCAGACAAAACTCGTTAAAGAGGTCTGGCGTCACGCGCTGAACAAAATCAGCCAGGACAAAAAGAATAAAAATTATGTCGTGGCGGAGCTGCTTATCCCGCCGGAGAACGGCGGTTTCTGGATGCGAGAGCTCGGGCTCTATGATGACACCGGCACGCTGATTGCGGTCGGCAATATGGCCGAAAGCTACAAGCCAGCGCTGGCGGAGGGGTCAGGCCGCGCGCAGACCGTGCGTATGGTTATCATGGTGAGCGACATCGAGTCAGTCGAACTGACGATTGATACCTCAACGGTGATGGCAACGCAGGACTACGTCGACGACAAAATTGCGGAGCATGAGCAGTCCCGCCGCCATCCTGACGCCACGCTCACCGCAAAGGGTTTTACTCAGCTCAGCAGCGCGACCGACAGCACGTCTGAGAGCGTCGCAGCGACGCCGAAAGCGGTCAAGACGGCGTATGACTTTGCGAAAGGTAAATACACGGCTCAGGACGCCACCACGGCGCAGAAGGGTATCGTCCAGCTCAGCAGCGCGACCGATAGCGCGTCTGAGAACGTCGCCGCGACGCCGAAAGCGGTTAAGGCGGCGTATGACATTGCCAAAGGTAAATACACGGCTCAGGACGCCAGCACGGCGCAAAAGGGTATCGTCCAGCTCAGCAGTGCGACCGACAGCACGTCTGAGGTTCTGGCCGCAACGCCGAAAGCGGTTAAGGCTGCTAATGACAACGCTAACGGGCGCGTACCATCCGGGCGCAGGATTAATGGTCATGCGCTGACTGATGATTTTAATATCAGCGCGCAGGATATTTTCAACGGGCAGGCCGTGGCAATTGGCAATGCCGCCGACCTGAACGCCTACACCACGGCGGGACTGTATTACCAGCCAGCAAACGCGCAGGCTCAAACCGGCAGGAACTATCCAGAGGCTAACGCCGGTTCGCTGGAAGTCTATAAGCATGCCGGTATCACGCAGATTTACCGGATTTATAACAGTTCCCGCTCGTACATTCGCACGCTTTACAGCGGGACGTGGTCAGCCTGGACGAAGCAGTATGATGCAGCTAATAAACCTTCCCCGGCTGATATTAATGCCGTAAACAAAGGCGGCGATACAATGACCGGGCCGCTTAAGATCCGCTCTGCTGATGCGCTGCGTATCTACGATACGGCATACGGTATGATTTTTCGTCGCTCAGAAAATAGTTTTTATCTTATCCCGACCGCAAAAGACCAGGGCGAAAATGGCGGTATAAGTGGACTACGCCCGCTTTATATCGACCTCACCAACGGCAGAGTGACGCTGGGTAATGGTGCAGTCGTTAACGGCGGTCTTGGGCTGGGAGTAGTCAGCGGCCTTGGAGGGAACTCTATTGCCCTGGGGGATAATGACACCGGCTTCAAACAGAACGGAGATGGTGTTCTGGATGTTTATGCCAACAGCAAGCAGGTAATGCGATTCCTGAGCAGTGGCATAACGAGTTATACGATCTTCAACATGAATGCAGGCGCATCATTGAGCAGCACTCTCACCTTTAAAAACGGTAGCAGTATCACGTCAGAGAAAACTGGCGCCAACCCCCGAAACGGCCGAATTTACTGGGGCGGTGATGCGAGTCGCGGCAACAGGATAGAATTTGCAGATGATGCTGGCTGGAAGGCCTACATTGAGCGCCATCCCTCGAATGGTGTGCAGTTAGTAGTAAATGGTCGAATCAATGGAAGTATTATTTATTCCAGCGGTGAGGTACAGGCGGGAGGAGGTAAGGCACGCCTTGCTGCTGACGGAAATATCTATGGTGAGAAATGGGGCAATCAGTGGCTTGATGCATATCTGAGAAACACCTACCAGCCTAAAGGCAGTTACACCCCGGCAGGACAGGCGTATACCAAAGCTGAAAGCGATGGTCGTTACTACACCAAAGCGCAAAGTGATGCCGGGTACAATGCCAAAAACACCGCCTCACTTTCTGCTGCCGGAGGGTGGCATCAGGACAGTACGACCGGCCTGATCATTCAGATGGGGACAGTAACCCGAACGGGCTACGGTACAGCCGTCAATTTTCCTAAAGCGTTTCCTAATTTCTGCATGGGCGTCCTGCTGACGCTCAGCGATGCAGGCACAGGTAACCTTTCCGACTCATCAAGCAACATCAGATCGTTAAGCCACAGTAAAACTGGTTTTAATTATGGTGCGAACGGCAATCCTGAAAAAAAGGCGTTCTGGGTGGCATTTGGTAAATAGGATAAAAATATGAAAGACAGATATTTCTGGAGTGCAAAAGAGAACGGCTTTTATCCTGAGTCAATGAAAGAACTTTATGAGAACAGCCCTGATGGCTGGCCGGGGGACGCCGTAGAAATCAGCGAAGAACTTTATAATTCACTTCTGGAGGGGCAAGGCAGGGGAAAAGTGATTACCTCTGGCAGCGACGGTAAGCCACTACTTTCGGATCCGGTTATTGACCACATTGCGATTGCGGAAGCTGAAAAAAACCTTCTTGTGAGCGAAGCTGAAGAAATGATTTTACCTCTACAGAGGGCCGTCAAGTACGACATAGCCTCAGATGAAGAAAAGCAGCGGCTTAAAGCATGGGAAATTTATAGTGTAAAACTCAGCCGTATTGATACTTCTCTGGCACCTGAAATCGAATGTCCTGAGCCCCCGTCGGACGAATAACAACAAGCCCGCATTGTGCGGGCTTAATTTTAAGAAACTTACCCCGATTAATCGCTGAAAATGTTGAATCACACTGGCCGGTTATTGTTACGGCTTACTGCCCGTTGTGCTGTACTCCCCCCAACGGCATTATGTTTCGCAGACCATCAGCACAACCGAAAATAGTCGCACCCCTTAACCACGGAGTTTAACGGATGAGCGACTATCATCACGGCGTCGAGGTCATCGAGATTAACGATGGCACGCGCACCATTTCCACCGTCTCGACGGCCATCATCGGCATGGTCTGCACGGCCAGCGATGCTGACGATCTAACATTCCCGCTCAATGAGCCGGTGCTGATTACCAGCGTGCAGAACGCTATCGGTAAGGCCGGTAAACTTGGCACCCTTTCAAAATCCCTGCAGGCTATTGCCGACCAGTGCAAGCCGGTTGTTGTGGTTGTTCGCGTTGCCGAAGGTATCGCAGACCCGGACGACCCGGAAGCCGCGCAGAAAGAGACCATTTCCAACATCATCGGCACGACCGACGAAAACGGCAAATATACCGGGCTGAAAGCGCTGCTTACCGCAAAAACCGTCACCGGCGTCAAGCCGCGCATTCTCGGCGTGCCGGGACTGGATTCTCAGGAAGTGGCGACCGCGCTCGCGGCGACCTGCCAGAGCCTGCGCGCGTTTGGCTATATCAGTGCGTGGGGCTGCAAGACCATTTCTGACGCCATCAAATACCGTGAGAATTTCAGCCAGCGCGAGCTGATGGTCATTCATCCTGATTTTCTGGCATGGGACACTACGGCGAACGAGACGGATATTGCATGGGCGACCGCCCGCGCGCTCGGGCTGCGTGCCAAAATCGACCAGGAGACCGGCTGGCACAAAACGCTCTCTAACGTCGGCGTGAATGGCGTCACCGGCGTCAGCGCCTCGGTCTCGTGGGATTTGCAGGAGAAAGCCACCGACGCAAACCTGCTTAATCAGGCCGGTGTCACCACGCTTATTCGTAACGACGGCTTTAAATTCTGGGGCAACCGTACCTGCTCAGATGACCCCCTTTTCCTGTTTGAAAACTACACCCGCACGGCGCAGGTACTTGCTGACACGATGGCGGAGGCGCACGCGTGGGCGATTGATAAACCCGTCACCGCAACGCTTATCCGCGACATCGTCGCCGGTATCAATGCGAAATTCCGCGAGCTGAAAAACAACGGCTATATCGTTGACGGCTCCTGCTGGTACGACCCGGAGTCAAACAGCGTGGAAACCCTCAAAGTGGGGAAACTGTATATCGATTACGACTACACCCCCGTCCCGCCGCTGGAAAACCTGACCCTACGCCAGCGCATCACCGATACCTATCTGGCGAACCTGTCAGACTCGGTCAACAGCTAAGGAGCTCAGAGCATGGCGTTACCACGCAAACTGAAATACCTGAACATGTTTAACGACGGTCTCAGCTACATGGGCGTCGTTGAATCCGTCACCCTGCCAAAGCTGACCCGCAAACTTGAGAAATATCGTGGCGGCGGGATGCCGGGCTCGGTGTCGATTGACCTCGGCCTCGATGATGACGCGCTGTCGCTTGAGTGGACGCTCGGCGGTCTGCCTGATATCGAGCTGTGGGCGCAGTACGCGTCACCGGGTGCGGATAGCGTGCCACTGCGTTTTACCGGCTCATACCAGCGCGATGACACCGGCGCAATTTCTGCCGTTGAGGTGGTCATGCGTGGCCGTCACAAAGAGTATGACGGCGGCGAAAACAAACAGGGCGAAAGCGGTACGACCAAAATCTCGACCGAGTGTACTTACTACCAGCTCACGATTGACGGCAAAGAGGTCATCGAGATTGACGTCATCAACATGGTGATGAAAGTCGACGGCGTCGACCGTCTGGCGGAACACCGTAAGGCCATCGGCCTGTAACCCCTTAACCGGTCAGTCAGGCTGGCCGGTCACTTAACTTTGACGAGACCAGCATCATGGAAAACATCAACGAAACCGAAAACTCAAACATTGTGATTCTCGATAACCCTGTCATGCGCGGTGAGCAGAAAATCGAGCAGGTGACCGTCACAAAACCCAACGCGGGAACCCTGCGCGGTGTGAGTCTGGCCTCTCTGGCAAACTCTGACGTCGATGCGCTGATTAAGGTGCTGCCGCGCATGACGTACCCGGCGCTCACCGAGCATGAGGTCATGCGTCTGGAAGCGTCAGACCTGATTTTGTTCGCCGGTAAGGTGGTCGGTTTTTTGTCGCCATCTTCGGCTCGCTGACGTTCCCCGATAACCTTTCGGTCGATGACCTGATGGCGGATATCGCGGTGATTTTTCACTGGCCGCCATCAGAGCTTTATTCCCTGAGCGTGACCGAGCTCATCACATGGCGCGATAAGGCGCTGCAGCGAAGCGGAAACCACCATGAGCAATAACGTCAGACTTGAGGTGCTGCTTAACGCAGTAGACCGGGCAAGCCGACCGCTCAAAGCTATCCAGAACACCAGTAAATCCCTTGCTGGCGATATCCGCACTTCTCAAAACACCCTGCGCGATCTGAATGCGCAGGCGTCCCGAATTGACGGATTCAGGAAAGCGAGCGCACAGCTTGCCGTGACCGGTCAGTCGCTTAACAAAGCGAAACAGGAGGCCGCCGCGCTGGCCGTCCAGTTTAAAAACACCGAAAACCCCACTAAAGCGCAGGCGCGCGCGATGGAGGCGGCAAAGAAATCCGCCGCTGACCTGCAGCTCAAATATAACGGGCTCAGGCAGTCGGTGCAGCGCCAGCGCACCGAGCTCGCGCAGGCCGGGATAAATACCCGCACGCTGTCGGCAGATGAGCGCCGACTGAAATCCAGCATCAGCGAGACAACCGTGCAGCTTAACCGGCAACGTGATGCACTGGCGCGCGTCAGTCAGCAACAGGCCAGACTCAGCGCGGTAAAAAGCCGCTATGAATCCGGGCAACAGCTCGCCGCCGGTGCGCGTAATGCCGGGATGGTGGGCGTCGGGGGGGCGACCGCCGGGCTTTATGGTGCGTCACGCTTTATTGCGCCGGGTGTCGGTTTTGATAAGCAGATGTCAGGCACGCAGGCGATCCTTGGGCTCGATAAGGGCGACGGTAAGCTCGCGGCCATTCGTCAACAGGCGCGTGATATCGGTGCGACAACCGCCTTTTCGCCGGGTGATGTAGCGCGCACGCAGACCACGCTCGCACGCTCAGGCTATAACGCCGATGACGTGCTGGCTGCGACCGGTTCGACCGTAAACCTGAGCCTCGCGGCCGACGTGGATATCGCAGAAGCCGCCGACATTATCACCAACATGCAGTCGGCATTTAACCTGCCGACCACCGAGATTGAACGCGTCGCGGATGTGATGACGAAAGGCTTTACGTCATCTAACACCGGTCTCGTCGAGCTTGGCGAGGCGATGAAATATGTCGCGCCAATTGCCGAGGCTGCAGGTGCGAGCATCGAAGACACGACCGCCATGCTCGGCATTCTGGCGGATAACGGGATTAAAGGCTCGATGGCCGGGACGGGGGCAAGTGCCATTTTCAACCGCTTGCAGGCTCCGATGGGTAAGGCCGTTGAGGCTATTGCCGAATTAGGCGTGAAAACCCGCGACGGCAAAGGGAACATGCTGCCGGTCGAGAAAATCCTCAAAGATATTCACAAGTCCTTTGCGAAAAACAAGCTCGGTACGGCGGAGCAGGGCGAATATCTGAAAGTCATCTTTGGTGAGGAGGCCATGAAGGGGGCGATAAAACTCGTCGCCGCTGCCGGTGATGGCTCGCTCGATAAGAAACGCCAGACCATACGTGATTCTAAAGGCACGACCGAGCTCATTGCGAAAATACAGACGGACAACCTCGACGGCGATCTGAAAAACCTGCAGTCAGCATGGGAAGACCTGCAGATTGAGGTTTTCGAAAAAGAAGATTCCGCACTGCGCCGCCTGACGGTTTCCGCGACTGAGTGGCTTGGTAAGGTTTCAGCCTGGGCGAAAGCTAACCCTGAACTGACGCAAACCCTGTTTAATCTTGTCGCCGGTGGGCTGGCGCTGGTCGGCGTGCTGGGAGGGATTGGCCTGATTGCATGGCCTGTTATTACAGGCATAAACGCGATTATCGCAGCTGCTGGTTTTCTCGGTACAACGTTGGCCGCAATGGGGAGTGCCATTGTCTCTGTGCTCGTTGCTGTTACCTGGCCGGTTATGGCTGTGGTTGCGGCATTTGTGGCCGGGGCGCTGCTTATCCGTAAATACTGGGAGCCAATAAGCGCATTCTTTTCGGGTGTGGTGGAGGGGCTTAAAGCGGCCTTTGCACCGGTGGCTGAAATCTTCTCGCCGCTCGCGCCGGTGTTTGATTCCATCATCGAAAAACTGCGCGGGGTCTGGCAGTGGTTCACTGACCTGATAGCGCCGGTTAAGGCAACGCAGGAGACACTCGACAGATGCAAAAATGCGGGGGTGATGTTCGGTAAATTGCTGGCCGACGCGCTGATGTTACCGCTAAAAAGTTTCGACAAATTACGCGGAGGCGTTAACTGGTTACTGGAGAAGCTCGGGGTAATCAATAAAGAGTCGAGCGACCTTGACCAGAAAGCCGCAAAAGCCAATGCCGCAACGGGATCGGGTAAAGAGTCCACTATCAGACCAACGCCGTTATTTGGCGATTCTCAGTGGTATCACCCGGTGCCGGTTCCTGCCGGGAAGACCTACGTAGACCAGAGCAAGCCAGAATATAACATCACCCTACATGGTGGCATCGCACCGGGTACAGACCTTGACCGGCAGCTCCGCGAAGCTGTCGAAAGACTCGACCAGCAAAACCGTGCGCGTCAGCGCTCAAGTATGCGTCACGATGGATGAGGGCTAAAGCATGTTAATGGTTTTAGGTTTATTTGTATTTGAGCGCCGAACGCTGCCGCATCAGTCGATGCAGTATTCGAAGGACTACCGCTGGGCGTCTAACGACCGCATCGGCAAACCACCGGCCTATCAGTTTCTCGGGGAGGGGGAAACCTCGCGCACGCTTTCGGGCGTGCTGTACCCCGAAATCACCGGCGGCCGCCTCTCACTGACCGCCATCGAGCTGATGGCCGACGAAGGCAGGGCGTGGCCGCTGATTGACGGAACGGGCATGATCCACGGCATGTATGTCATCGATAAAGTGACCCACACGCACAGCGAATTATTCAGCGACGGCGCGGCCAGAAAAATCGAGTTTAGCCTCTCCCTGAAACGGGTCGATGAGTCGCTCGCGGCGATTTACGGCGACCTGAAAACGCAGGCCGACAATCTGGTGACATCTGCCGGTAACTGGCTGGGAGGGCTGGCTGGATGATTACGGGTATGAATATTCAGGCCGGTGCAAAGATTGCCCCGGCGTTTATGCTCAAGCAGGATAACGAAGATATTACGCAGGATTTCAGCGACAGGCTAATCAGCCTGACCATGACGGACAATCGCGGATTCGAGGCCGACCAGCTCGATATCGAGCTCGATGATACCGACGGGCAAATCGCTATGCCTCCGCGCGGCGCAACGTTAACGCTGTGGCTGGGCTGGCAGAATAGCGCCCTGATAAAAAAAGGCACCTTTACGGTAGATGAAATCGAGCACCGTGGCGCGCCAGATACGCTGACCATCCGGGGGCGCAGCGCTGATTTTCGCGGGTCGCTGAACTCACGCCGGGAACAGTCATGGCACGACACAACACTCGGGGTAATTGTTGAGACTATCGCAGCGCGCAATAAGCTTGAGGCCAGCGTGGCCGATACGCTGAAAGCGATCCCCGTCCATCATATTGACCAGACCCAGGAATCCGACGCGGTGTTTCTGTCCCGTCTGGCTGACCTTAACGGTGCGGCGGTTTCGGTAAAAGCGGGAAAACTTCTGCTACTGAAAGCCGGGAGCGGCAGGACGGCCAGCGGCAAGCCCATCCCGCAGTTGACGATCGAACGAGGCGACGGCGACCGTCATCAATTTGCGATAGCTGACCGGGAAGCCTACACCGGCGTAACGGCAAAATGGCTGCACACCAAAGACCCGAAACCGCAAAAGCAAAAGGTGAAGCTCAAACGCAAGCCAAAGGTACAGCACCTGCGCGCGCTGCAGCACCCTAAAGCGACCAAAACCACTGCAAAGGTAAAAGCCAAAAAAGAGCAGGAAGCCCGCGAGGGTGAGTATATGGCCGGTGAGTCTGACAACGTGCTGGAGCTGACAACCATCTTCGCGACAAAGGCGCAGGCCATGCGCGCCGCTCAGGCAAAGTGGGACAAGCTGCAGCGCGGCGTCGCGGAGTTTTCAATCTCGCTGGCTATTGGCCGCGCCGATTTATTTCCTGAAACGCCGGTGGCGGTGAAAGGCTTTAAGCGCGTTATAGACGAGCAGGCTTGGATAATCAGCCGGGTGGTGCATAACCTTAACGGGAACGGCTACACGACGGGCTTAGAGCTTGAGGTTAAGGTTTTGGATGTGGAGTATGAAAGCGAAGAGATAACACAATAAAACTTGTTTATGTGTTTGATATATAAGGTTTTAATGGTTAAAATTGATGCATCAATAACGCTCTGAGGTGCTCGCCATGTTCCACTGTCCAAAATGCCATTACGCCGCCCACGCTCGCACTAGTCGCTATTTTTCCGATACGACAAAAGAGCGTTATCATCAGTGCACAAACATCAACTGCAGCGCAACGTTTGTGACCACTGAAACGGTCGAGCGCTTTATCGTTTCGCCGGGAAGAGTAGTGCCAGCGGCACCGCACCCGACATCATCAGGTCAGCAACAAATCCACTGGCAGTGAGCAAAAGAAAGCCCGCATTTGCGGGCAATGTCGGATGCTAGACCGAACATACTGGCATCCATCAGACCACCTGCCGCTACCGTAGCGCCAGAAACAGGATCGGACAT